AGGAATTTATATTCCAGTATCTTCATCAAACGTAAATAAATATTCTTTAAGCGCTTTGCAGATGTTCCTTAGGTGTGATCTTTATGCATTTCCAGAAAGTCCAGTTAAAATATTTGAAATTAACTATAAAGGTGATTCTTTAGACTTTTACATTGTTGCAAACTCTTCTACTGGAAAAAGAGGTTTAATTTTTTCAAAGTTAAGGTCAACTGGTGAAGAGTTTACGGATTTGTCATATTACATTAATGGTAAATTTGTAGGTCAGCCAGTTTTAGACATTCAACAGTGGTATGTTTTTGGTGTGTCTTTTAATAGTTCATTAAGTTTTGATAATTATGCTGGAAACATCACATTAAAGTATTTGATGATGTTTAATAATATTTCTTTTTATCAAGGAACATTTTTACAGGTTGTGCAAAGACTTATTTTAAGAACCTGGCAAGAAGCAGAAGATGAGCAAGCAAATTGGCAAGCGTGGGAAGATGAAGGCGACTGGAATAATATATTAATTCGTTCAAAAGATTCTAGATATGTAGTAAACCCATCAGAAATATATAAAAATTATACTGGTTCAAGATCAATTATTATTGATGACCTTAATGATGAATTTAAGATAGTGTCTAATGCCTTATCTATTTATCAAGACGCTAATTGGCAAGAATATATTATTACTCCAGCATAATATGGTATACTGGTGGTTATGAATAAACCAAAACCAGACAAACTTGGTAAATCAAAAATGAAATTGATTGAAAAAGGATATGACTGGGGCATGTATATATGGATTAAACCAAATGGAAAAGCGTTTGGTGATGGTCATGGAAACCTTCTTAATATTCCAGCGATGCGTGGGGATTTACAAAAAATGGCTGAATTAAGACGAGCAGCAGAATATTATGGTTGTGAGGGCGGACACGCTGAATTCCATCCTGGCATTAAAAGAGTTAGTGAGATGGAATACACAGAGCAACTATCTAGAATGCGTGAAGGTTTGATTCCAAATATGAACGATCTTGGTGCAGTTTACGATGCACAACAAACATTAAAGGTACATGGTGAAGAATAATGAATGAAGATTATATACTTGGTGCATCAATAAGTGATCCATTAGAAAAAGATGACACATTTAAAAAAAGTGATCCATTTAATAAATCTTGGGATGATCTAAAAGGATTGGGTAATTTAGATCAAAATTTTAAAAGACGTACATCAAGAAATATAGGCAAAGTAGATACAGCAGCAACCGCATATCTTAATAGCGCTAATTCAAGTGCAGCAGGTATTGAAGATGCAAGATCTAAGGCTATTAATCCTGGTGCTGTAATTAGAAATGGTTATGGATTGTTTGATGTTATTACACCTCCATACAATCTTTATGAATTAGCAAATTATTATGATACTTCTTTTGCCAATCACGCAGCCATTGATGCTAAGGTAGAAAACGTTGTTGGTCTTGGATATGATTTTGTTGTTGGTTCACGTACAATGCTTAAACTTGAAAATGTTGAAGACGAAACTGCATTGGGTAGAGCAAGAAAACGTATTGAACGTGCAAAGATTGAAATGAAAGACTGGCTAGAAAGCCTAAACGATGACGATAGTTTTACAAAAACAATGGAAAAAATTTATGTAGATATGCAAGCAACTGGTAATGGTTATATGGAAATTGGTCGCACAGTAACTGGCGAAATTGGATATATTGGGCACATTCCTGCAACTACAATTCGTGTTCGTAGATTAAGAGATGGCTATGTTCAAATCATTGGACCATCTGTAATTTATTTTAAAAATTTTGGGGCAAAGAACGTAAATCCAATTACAACTGATCGTAGGCCAAATGAAATTATTCATTTTAAACAATACTCACCATTAAATACATACTATGGCGTACCAGATATTATTGCTGCATTGCCAGCACTTGTTGGAGATCAATTAGCAACACAATACAACATTGATTATTTTGAAAACAAGGCTGTTCCAAGATATATTATTACACTTAAGGGTGCAAAGTTGTCTGCTGATGCAGAAGACAAAATGTTTAGATTCTTGCAGACTGGATTAAAGTCTCAATCACATAGAACACTTTATATTCCACTTCCTGGAGACAGCGAAAATAATAAAGTTGAGTTTAAAATGGATCCAATTGAAAATGGTATTCAAGAGGCTTCGTTTAATGAATACAGAATTAGAAATCGTGATGATATTTTGATTGCTCATCAAGTTCCTATTTCTAAACTTGGCGGAGCAGATAGCGGATCAATTGCTGCTGCTTTAGCACAAGATAGAACATTTAAGGAGCAGGTTGCTAGACCAGCACAACAAGAACTAGAAAAACTTATTAATAAAGTTGTTCGTGAAAAAACAGATATTCTTGAACTTAAATTCAACGAACTTACTCTTACTGATGAAATTGCACAGTCTCAGATTCTTGAACGCTATGTAAAGACTCAAGTTATGATGCCAAACGAGGCTAGAGAAGTTATTGGTTTGCCACAAAGACCAGATGGCGATGCTCCGTTTGAGATGTCCGCAAGACAGGCAACAGATGCTAGAGCAAATACTGCTGGAAATAGAGAAAGAGATTCTGAAAGAACAAATAATAATTCAGACTCTACTTCCACAATTTCTGGAAGAAATCCACAGGGAGAGGGCAGGTCTTCCACATAATATCAACAAACTACTAAAATAGTTGATATAATGGATGTGATATGAGTATCATTAATAAAGCCCATTGGTCAACAGAAGGAGACAACGTAAGGTTGTCAATGCCTTTTGCCAAGGTTGACAAGGAACGCAGAGTTGTATCAGGTTTTGCGACACTTGACAATCTTGACAGACAAAACGATATTGTCACAACCGATGCTAGTTTAAAGGCTTTTTCTAAATTTAGAGGGAACATTCGTGAAATGCATCAACCTTCTGCTGTAGGCAAAATGGTTGCATTTAAAGAAGATAAGTATTTTGATCCAGACACAAAGAAGTTTTATTCTGGTGTTTTTGTTTCTGCATATGTATCAAAAGGCGCACAAAATGCGTGGGAGAAAGTATTGGATGGAACATACACAGGTTTTTCAATTGGCGGAAAAATGAACAAGTGGGACGATGGCTATGACGAGAAAATGGATAAGCCAATTAGAATTATTAAAGATTATGATCTTGTAGAACTATCGCTTGTTGATAATCCAGCAAATCAGTTTGCAAGCATTATTTCTATTGAAAAGGTTGACGGGGTAGATGTTCTTAAAGGATCTGCAGCAGATATTGTTGTAGAAAATGTGTTTTGGGATAAGGAATCAGGACTTGTAATGGTTTCTGATAATGAAACAGAAGTTAGTCCAACTTCTGGTCAACCAATGAAAAATATAGGTTTTGTTGAAAAAAGTGACAATGAAAAAACAGACATGATAAAGTTCTTAGTTGATAGTGCCAAAGGTATTAGTACAACTGAGATTCAAAAGGAGGTAAGTCCTATGACAAACGAAACAACAGCAGTTGTTGAAGATGTTGAGGTCGCTCCAGAGGCAACAGATGTTGATACTGTTACCAAGAGTGTTGAAGTTGAAGAAGCACCTGTTGCTGAAACAACCGAAACAACCGAAGCAGTTGTTGAGACTGAACTTGCCAAGTCAGAAGAGATTGCAAAATCTGACGAGGTAGTAGTCAATGCAGTTGCCGAAATTAAAGAAACTCTTGCGAGTGCCTTTGGCGATCTAGCAGCAACCATTAAGTCCTTGAATGAAGAGACCATGAAAGTGGTCCAGGCTCAAGTTGCTGAATTAAGCAAGTCCATTACAGACGTATCTAAAGAGGTTAAGAGCGTCAAAGAAAGTAATGCTGAGTTTGGAAAGAGAGTAGACGCTGTAGAGCAAGATACTGCTTTCCGCAAGTCTGGCGATCTAGGCGAGATCGTACAGGAGCCAGAAATGGTTCAGAAATCCTTATGGGGTGGTCGTTTCCTCGCAACTGACCTATTTAAATAAGGAAATTCACTAGGAGGTGAACAATATGTCAGAAGAAATTATTAAGAATCAACCAGGTAGCGGTGGCGCATCAGACTCGGGTTTATTTAACGCGGATGGTGGCTTTGCTTCTGGTGGAATCGGTGGTGTTTCAACCCCAGGTGCAAGCACTTTGGGTAACATCCCAACCGCACAATTAGGTGTAACAACTGGTGCAAACGCTGTAAATCCTTCGGGATCTACCGCTAGTGGAATTCTGAGACCAGAACAGGCACGTCAATTTATTGATTATGTCTGGGATGCTACAGTTCTCGCTAAAGATGGCCGTAGAGTTACTATGCGAGCCAACACAATGGAACTTGAAAAAGTTAACGTTGGTGAGCGTGTTCTTCGCGCTGCTGCTCAAGGTGATGGTGATTACACCAACACTGGTGCACAATTTACAAAGGTAGAACTTACAACCAAGAAGATTCGTCTTGATTGGGAAGTTACTACAGAAGCGCTTGAAGATAACGTTGAAGGCGCAGCACTTGAAGATCATCTTGTTCGCTTGATGACCAATGCATTCGGTAATGATATCGAAGATTTGGCTATCAACGGAGATGGTTCAACAGGAAACTTCCTTTCAATTATGGAAGGTTTCTATCACAAGATTACATCCAATGGAGATGCACATGATTCTGTGCTTCCAGCGGTTGTATCAGATAACTGGACAACACCAGTTATGCAGAATATCATCAATGCAATGCCACGTAAGTATCGTGCACTTAAGCAAAATCTTAAGTTCTATGCAGGTACAGATGTGTTCCAAAGCATTGTTCGTAACAACGGTACTCTTGCAGACGCTATTTCTGAGGCTTTCTCAAGCCGCATTGGTAGCACACAAGCAAATCGTCAAGCATATCTTGATGGTTCGGGACAAGTTGTCGGAGATGCTCGTACCACTCGCGTACTCGGCATTGACGTAATGGAAGTTCCTTACTATCCAGCAGATTATGTCGATTTGACATTCCCAGCAAACCGTATCTGGGGCTTCCAACGAGACATCACTGTAAATCGTCAGTATCAACCAAAGAAAGATACTATCGAATATACAGTATTTGTCCGTTTCGGTATCCAGATTGAAGAAGAAGATGCAATTGCCTATAAGGACATTGCTGCTTCCTAATCACTAAGCAATTAATTAGGGCAGGGGATCTTTCCTCTGCCCTTTTTAACAATCTGCTATAATTAAGGTACGATTAAGGAGTAACAATGGCAAATACAGCAAAAAAGGTAACAGTAAAATCTGATGTTGAAAGTCAGAC